GTCGGTGTCGAAGAAATACTGCCCGTCGTAGCAGAGGCCGTAGGTGCTCCCTCCGCCGTTGTCGATGAAGAGGCTCAGCAGCTCGGCCTTGAAGTTGACGGCCTGCTGGGCCAGCTCCGAGATCCGGATGTTGATCTGGCCGGTCTTGTCGCGGCGGATCCAGTCGACCGGCAGGCCCAGGGTGGCTTCCCAGGTCTTGTTCACGATCGTCACGCCGTCTTCCCGGATGCCCTTGGCCTGGCGGCCGCCGCGCCACTCGCGCATGGCCGGGGGCATGCCGAGCCACTTGTAGATTTCCGACGCCTGGTCGGAGTTGAACGTGCGGGCCACGAGATCACCCCAGCCCGTTGTGGAATATTCCTCGACCTTCGCGAAGAAGGTCCCGATGATGTCTCGCCTTCCGATTCCGGTTGCTCCCATATTTCGTTACCTCCTGGGTGTCGTGGGGCCTAGGCGCCCGTCTGGTAGAACTCGATGACGCAAGTGTTGGTCTTCACATACCGATAGACGTGCCCGACCAGCTCGCCCGGCGACGCTGTCAGGGAGAAGGTGCCGTCGTCGGAGACGTAGACCTTCGAGCCCACGTCGGTGACGGCCACGCTCGCGAGGGTGACCTCCATTTTGCCCTTCGTGCGGACCTTCACGTCGATGGCGCCGTTCACCGCCACGGCCGAGTTGTCGGCCTGCTCGATGGCGAATCCCACAAAGCGGTCGCCGTCGACAAGGCCGCGGGCGTATCCCGAGGAGAGGCCGACGGCCGCCCCCTCGTAGATCTTCGTCGATGCCAGAACAGGATAGGCTCCAATGTCTCCGAGCTCGTAGGCCCGGGGGGTGTCTGCTGTAAGTGCCATGTTTTTCGTACCTCCTGGCGTTGATTGTGGTTGCGTTTAGGCCGGCGGCTGCTCCCAGCTCCGGACCTTCCCTTTGTTCTTCTCGAAAGAGAGGTAGGCCGCAAATCCGCCCATCTTGAACTCCTCGCGCAGCTCCGGGCTGCGATCCCACCGGATCTTCGCCTGCTGCTCGAGGGGCAGCTTCTCCAGCTCGGCCTCGGGGTCTTCCTTCTCGGGGGCCGCGGCGTCCTTCGCCGGTTTCGGCGCGTCTTCCACGAAGCTCTCCCGCTTCGTCTTGCGCAGCGCCGCCTCGGCCTCGAGGATCTTCTCCGCCGCCTCGGGGCCCGTCGTCTTGCCGTCGAAGGCCAGCTCGTTGACGAGCGCCTCGTGTCCGGGGATCACCTTCCCCAGGACGCTTTTGATGCGCCCGCGCTCGGCTTCCGCGCCTGCTTCCCGGCCCTCTTCGCGCCCCGTCTTGAGCCCCTCGGCGACGCCCGCGTCGAACCCGGCGCGGCGGATCTCCTCGTGGATCTCGGGGAAGGCGGCCTTGAAGGTCTCGGCCGTGAATTCCGTTTTTTCCATCTGTGTTACCTCCTGCAGTTCGTTGCCCGGATCCAGGCGTCCCTCGCCAGCCACCGGGAAGGTTCGGTTGAAAGGTCGGATATGACAGCGGCCAGGGTGGAAACACCGTCCACCAGGCCGGCTTCGATGGCCTGCCTGCCCAGGAAGAGGCGCCCGTCGGCCCAGGGGATCGTCTCCTCTTTGCCGGTCTTCACGGGCTCGATCGAGAGCTGCGGGCGTGCCCGCGCCACGTCGGCCAGGAAGACGCCGTAGATGTGGTCGAGCATCTCCTGGATCGTGCGGCGGCCCGTCTCGGTGAGGGGCTCGTACTCGCTGGCGGCGCGCTTGTAGCGCCCCGCGGTGATCTCCGTGGTCTTCACGCCGATCTTCTCCTCGTAGCGGGAGACGTCGATGTGCCGGGCCACCACGCCGATCGAGCCCACGGTGACCGTGTCGCCAGAGATGTAGGCCCGGTGCGCCTGGGCCCCGATCCAGTAGGCGGCCGAGGCCATCAGGCCGTCGGAGAAGGCGACGAGGTTCTTGCCCTGGCCGCGGGCCGCGTGGATCTCGCGGGCCAGCTCCTGGGTGCCGTCCACGGCCCCGCCGGGGCTGTCGATGTAGAGCACGATCGAGTGGACCTCGGGGTCGGCCATGGCCGCCGCGAAGTCGCGGCGCACGAGCTCCGAGCTGACGCCGCCGGAGATCTTCTGGAAGATGTTCATGCGCTTCGAAATCACGCCGTCGACGGCCAGCACCGCCACGCCGTCCGTCACCTCGTAGGGCCTGGGCTCGTTGTTCAGGGGCCGCCCCAGCCGGGCCTCGACGGAGGCCAGGTCGATCTTCTCGCCCCGCAGGTGGGTGATGTAGATCTCCTGCAGCTCGACGAGCTTCTCGGGCATGATGGCCCAGGGCGATGTCACGATGTCGAGGATCTTCATGGCCTCTCCTCCCTCTTTTTGCTTCTCCTCTCCTCGACGTCCTCGTCCTCTTCGCTTCCGGGCTTTTCGGTTGCGGCCTTCGCGGCGGGCGCCCAGGGGATGCCCGCCTTCTCCAGGGCCGCCTTCTCCTTGCGGATCTGCCGCAGGTTCGTCTCGAAGTCCCCGCCCGTGAGCGCCGCCGTCTCCTCGGCCCGCGTCGACAGGGCAAGCCCGATGCGCTTCTCGGCTGCCGAGACCTCGTCGGTGGGGTTGATCTGCCCCGGCGAGGGACCGATCCACCGGGCCCCGCAGTAGGCCATCCGCACGAGCGGATCGGCGAAGAAACCCGGGGCCGCCAGCCTCCCCGAGGCAATCGCCTCGTAGAGGAAGACCTCGTAGACGGGCTGGTAGAAGCTCGAGACGAGCCAGGTGCGCCAGGTGGTGAAGTGCTTCCAGGCATCCAGCAGGGCCGCGCGGGCGGCGCTGTAGCTCGAGGTGAAGTGCTTGATGAGCACCTCGTAGGGGATCCCCAGGGCAATGCCGATCTGGCGCGTGATGGCCAGGAAGAAGGGGTCGAAGGCGGAGTTGGGCCGCTTCGGGTCGGCCACCTCGATGTCCTCGCCGGGCCGCAGCCCCACGATCGCGCCGGCGGCCAGCTTGAGATCCGTGTCCGACGCGGAGGCCCCCGTCTCCGTCGTGGGCTGCATGGGCATGGGCATCTCGCCCGTGCCGCTCTTGATGAAGACGGTGAACATGGAGGAGATGACGGCGGCCATCAGCTCGGCCTCGCTGTAGCGGTCGATCATCTTGAGCTGCTCGATGACCGGGGCGAGGTACGGCACGCCGCGCGTCTGGCCGGGCCGGCGCGGGCGGAAGTGGTGCAGGATGTTGGGCAGGCCCGTCTTCGCCCCCCAGGCGTCGATCTTCGTCCAGGTGCGCTTCGCCGCCGAGCCGGGCAGCATCATGCCGGGGTGCTGGTCCTGGATGTGGTAGCGCACGGGGGCGCCGTTGTCGTCCTTCTCGACGCCCTGGACGAGGCCGAACCGGTCGGCCTTGCCGTCCTCGTTGCTTACCCGGTCGGCCTCGATGACCTGCAGGCGCAGCCGGTAGGGCGTTGCGCCGCGGGCAAAGCGCGGCAGGTTCGTGAAGCAGTCGCCCGACTCGAGGGTCGAGCGGAAGACGAGGTTGGCGATCTCGTTGCCGTTGAGGGTCCGCGCGCAGTCCACCTCGCGGCTCTCGAAGAAGAGCTTCCACTCCAGCTCGGCCGCGGCCTCCCAGGCGTCGGCCTGCTCGTCGGTGAGGGTCAGGATGTCGCGGTTCAGGCGGGCCTGCAGGGAGAGGCCGGGGCCGACCACGTTGACCTGGTTGGTCTCGATGGCGCCGCCGGCCAGGGGGTTGCCCCGCACCAGGTCGCGGCTGCGCGAGCGCAGGGTGTTGAGGTCGAAGACGATGTCCGTGTCGGCGTCCCACGCCCAGGGCTTCCACTGCGAGGTCTGCCGGCGCGAGTACGAGGCGCCCGGCCAGCTGCCCAGCACGGACATGACGGCCCGCGACTGCAGCCGCCGCAGGGCCCGCTCCGGGGCGAAGTAGGAGACGACGCGGTCGACGGCGTTTTCCCGGATCGTTTGGCCGCGCACGGTGATCTCCTTCATACCGGCGTCCCTCCCCGGATGATGATCCGCCCGCCCGAGGTCTCGGAGGACGAGAGCTTCCGGACCTGGCTGTCCCAGAAGATGATGTTGTTGCGGATCTCGGCGGCGTCGGCCCGCGTGAGCTGGCGGCCGCCCACGGAGTAGGACTGGCCCGTGGCGACGGCCGTGTCGGCCGCGATCCAGAGGGCCAGCTGCGCTTCGGCCTGTGCGAGGGTGATGCCTGCCATGCGCTCCTTTTTTTGTGCGGGGGCCGGCTGACCAGGCCGGCCCCCGCGTGGAGAGAGGTAGATGACAGAGAGAGACGTTTCGAGGGGGAGCCTAGCACGGGGAAATCGGGCGGGACGGAAACGGACAGAAACGGACGCAAAAAAACAGCGCACGGACCAATAAGGATGTTGACATTATTTTTCACCTGCTTCTGGGGCATCGTTTATCATGGTGCGGATGAACGCATCAAAGTCATCCACATGAACCCAGTACTCGCCGTTGATCTTTTTGATGGGGCAACTGTCTTTGGTAAGCAGCCAGTAGAACGTGACCTTACCAAATTGATAGGCCCTACAAATGCGATCTCTACCCTTGATGACTTTGCTTTGATTCTCTGCGCTCATCGCCTCTCCTCCCTGTTGATTCCTGAACTGATGACCCTTCGCCCCTGGCCCTGCGCCTTCATCGCGTCGGCGATCAGCCGCAGGCCGCCTCCCGGGAACTCCATCTCCACGCAGGCCGCCGCCAGGATCTCGGCGTCCAGCAGGTGGTTGGGCCGCTGGTGGACGTTCACCCACTCCTCGTGCCCCTTCTCGTTGCGCTGCTTCTCCTCGGCCAGGATCTGCGCCGCGTAGTCCGACCCCGTGCCGGCGTGCAGGAACGTGGCCCCGGGCAGCTCCCGCGTATCGGGGCCGGCCGCCAGCTGCAGCCGGTAGTGGAACTGGTCCTTGGCCTTCGTCGTGTCGACGGAGAGCACCCGCAGCCCGGCCGGCAGCTTCTTGCCCCGGGAGGTCATGAGGACCTCGGCGCCGAGCTTGAGCATGCCGGGCATGGCCGAGCTGGCGCCCTTGGTGCCCCAGAGCGCCACGCCGCCGCGGCCCCGGTGCCGGAGCACCCAGAGATAGGTCTCGTCGGTCATCGTCATGTCCTCGAACTTCTCGCCGCCGCCCGTGTCGATGCAGACCCGGAAGATCCGCGCGGTGCGGCCCGTGTCGGCCACGGGGTAGACCGTCTCGAAGATCAGCTTCTCCAGCTCGGCCCACGTCGCCAGGAACCCGTAGTGGATCGTCCAGCTCGTGCCCGTGGCGGCCCAGGCCTTCACGACGAACCAGAAGCCGTTCTTCTGCACGTCCACCCCGCAGGTAAGCAGCAGGGTCTCCTCGGGCGCCGTCTGCGCCGGCAGCGGGCAGCGGGCCGCCAGGATCGTCTCCTCGCTGCCCGAGAGGACGGTGAGCTTCCAGGGCTCGGCCAGGTGCTTGTTGTGAAAGTCCTTGAACTTGTTGATGTCGGCCAGACCCCGCAGAAACGCCGCGGCCACCTCCGAGAGCGACACGAAGGGCGAGAGCCACGACGGCAGGTGGAAGCCGATCTTCATCGGGCGCCGGGCCCGCAGGGCCTCGAAGAGCTTCAGCCCCGAAACGCGCTCCCGCCAGCCGCCGGCGCGCACGGCCGCGTCGCGCTCGTAGTCGTTCCAGGCCGCCAGGCAGTGCGGGCACTCGTACCATGCGAGCCGCCCGGCCTCGATCGCGGCGGGGTCTTCGGAGTGGATCTTCCCGTCCGGCCCCGGCTCGGCGGCCCGGGGCCACTTGATTTGCCGGAACTCCATCTTCTGGTCGGCGCCGCACGCGGGGCAGCGCACCCAGTAGTCGAAGACGAGCTGCGCCTCCGTGGTGAGCGCTTTCCATATGTTGCCCGTCTCCGTCGTGGGCGTGGAGATCTTCCAGACCTTGCGGTTGTAGCGGTAGGTGATCGTGCGGGCCTCGCCCAGGGAGATCGGGTCGGTCTCCTTCTTGCCGGCCGTGTCGACGTACTTGTCGACCTCATCGAAGAGCAGGTAGCGGATCGGCTTGTTCGCCAGCCGCGCCGCCGAGCGGGCCCAGGCGATGTAGATGGGCATGTGCTGCAGGTTGATCCGCAGCGACGAACTGTCGTCGTCGATGCCCGTCAGGTAGCCCCGCAGCCGGGGGCTGCCCTTGATCATGGGCTGGATGCGGTCCTGGCTGTTCTCTTTGCCCGTCAGCTCGTCAGGGTAGATGCACAGGGCGGGGCCCGGGTCGCGGTCGATGGCGTAGGCCAGGCAGTTGAGGATGGCCTCGGTGCCGCCCACCTGGGGCGACTTGCACAGGATGGTCGTCTGCACCGACGGGAACCACGCGGCATCCATGATGCCGGCCAGGTAGGGCGTCACCTCGTTCTTCCAGCGCCCGGGCAGGACCGACATGGTCACGTAGCGGTAGCGCTCGGCCCAGCGGCTCACGGGGATCCGCTTGTGCTTGCGGAAGACCTTCTTCTCGGGCTCGCTGAAGACGATGCGCAGGCGCACCGTGCCGGCGGCCTCCCGGAGAGCCTCCGGCAGCCAGGGACGCGATCGGTCGATGTGGATGGGGATGGGCATGTTTATTGTTCCTCCGTTTGCGCCAGCGGCCCTTCTTCCTCTTCCCCCTCGATCACCAGGTCGAACTCCTTCGCCGCGGCGTAGCCGTTGATGTGCTCGTCCAGGTCCCGGATCATCGCGTTGATTAGCTCGCCCACCCCCTTCAGGTCCCCGCCGGTCATCCGGACCCAGTCGGCCGCCCGGCTCTGGATCCAGTGCTTCAGCCCCGCCTCGAGGATCCCCGCCCGCCCGGCCAGCCACTTCTCGACGTCTGCGCGGTCGATGAGCTTCCCTTCCTCGACGTCGTTCTGCCGCTTTATTTTTCTCGTTTTTTCCTTCTGCTCTTCGTATTCCTCGAGGAGCTTCTTTTCCTGCAGCTCGTCGAGCCGGTCCTTCACCTTGCGGCCCGTGGACTGGCGCTTCAGCCAAGTGCGGGCGTAGCGGTCGACGTCCTTCTGGCGAAACTGCCCGTTCTCCTTCGGAAAGAACTTTCCCTCCTTGCGGTGCCGGTAAACCGTCGACTTCCTTGCAACCCAGCCGCAGGCGGCGAGATATTCGATCACCTCGTCGACGTTGTCGAAACATCTCTCCGGGGACTCTTGCGTATTGTCCGTCATGGGATCAGGTTCTCCCAGCTGATCTCGCCGGCCGGGTGCCCCAGGATGTAGTCCCGCACCTGCGGGTCCTGAAAGACCAGGTGGTTGATCCGCCCGCCGACGTACTTGCCGTCCCGCAGGACGGCGAATCGCTCCGGCGTGTTGATGATGCGCACGCCCGGGTTCTTGCGCAGCAGCTCGCGCAGCTCCATCACCGCCGCCGGAAGCTGGGCCGAGAGGATCCCGCCGGATGTCGGACTTGTCTCTCCGGCGGTCCCTTTCCTCTCGGGCGCCGCGGCTTTCTTCGCGGCTGGTTCCTCGATGGTCAGCGCCGGCGGCAGCCCTGCCCGAATCCACCGGTCAAGGTCCGTCCCCATCGCGAACGCCTCGCCGGGGTCCTTCCCCTGGGGCACGGGCCAGCGGTCGCAGCGGCCGAAGTGTTCCTTCCACCAAGCTGTGGCCTTCGCACCCGGATCGTCGTAATCGATCGAAACGAGGATCTGCAGGGCCCCGCGGAGGACCTCGACGGCCTCGGCGTCCGGCTTGGCAGAGACCGAACCCAGCCCCACGGCGCCGGCGAGCCGGTTGTTGGCCATCACGGCAATGGCATCCAGCTCGCTTTCGACAACGACGAATGCGCGGCGATCCCTGCCCAGAAGCATGACGGACTTCGAGGATCCCGGCAGGACGATATACCGGCGATCGGCCTCGGGGCGGCGGATCCGTATTCGATGGATGACCCCGTCGCGGATGTAGGGGATTACAAGCCCCACGGGGATCCAGAGCGCCTTTGGCTTGCCGTCGTCGCGGCGCTCCTCTGCAAGGCCCCAAGCGCTGCGGGCCCGGTAGATGTCCCTGCCGTCCTCGCCGGGGTTCCACCCGAGGCGGTAGTCGGCCGCGGTGCCGGCGTCGATGCCACGGGCCGCCAGCCAGGCGAGGGCCTCGGCGTTCTTCTCGAGATGCCCCTGGGCCCAGGCAATGAATGTCTCGGCGCGCTCCTGCCAGATCTCGCCGGGGGCCGCGGATGTCTCCGGGTTGAACGCCGGCTTCGGCCTCGGCACGTCCGGACGCCACCCGGCCGGCCGCTCGGGCACATTGATCCGGAGCTCGTTGCAGGCCTGCCGGAAGGTCATGCCCTCGAAATCGATCAGAAACTGGATGTTGTCGCCGTACTTCCCGCAGCCCTTCCCGGGCCGGCACCAGTAGCTTCCGCCCTCGCGCTGGTTCGGCCAGACGTGAAAGCGGTCCTTCCCGCCGCAGCCCGGGCATGGGCCCTGCCACTCCCCGCCGTGGGTGGAAGCGGCCTTGCGAAGTTGCACCCGCTTGCCGGCCAGCTCCAGGACGTTTTTCATCGGCTTCCCCTTTTCAAACCCTCCCTCTTTTTTCCTTTTTTATAACTATTTAATTTCATTCCAATAATAATGATTCTATTTTATAGTTCCCCCCTGGAAAGTAGCCTTTGGGGAGGGTTGGAGAGATTTTTCACTATTTAATCGCACGAAACTTTTTCAAAAACAGTTAGCCGGGTAAAAGGTTGAAAAACGCTCCAACCCTCCCTCTCCAAATTTTGATGCCATCCATCCACGTCGATCCCCGAATAAAACCGGCACCTTGAATCCATGTCGGCAGAGCCCTGATAACAGGGATAGTTTCTGGAGGGTTGGGGAGGGTTGTAGATACAGGGAGGGTTTTTTACCCTTTCTTCTTTTTTTTGCGATTTTTCAAAAAACAACAGAAAACCCATATTAACCCTCCAACCCTCCCTGATTGCCGGCCAGGGCGATGCCGTGATACATGACGACGCCCTCGGACTTGTTCTTCTCGTACTTCTGCGAGAGCTGTTTTCCGAACCAGGTGCCGCTGGGCTCGTTCTTGCCGATGTTGTCGTGATACCAGTCCACGAAGCGGGCGTAGAGCGACGAGCTCTTCGCCTTGGCCCCGGGCTCGCGGACGCAACACTCGTCGATGAAGTCGGCCAGGAGATCCTCGTTGCGTCGGTACAGCTCGGTGGCCTCCGTGACCTCCTTGGGCGGCTTGAGGCCGTGCTTCTGGTAGAGAAGGCAGCCGCGCACGAGCCACGCCAGGATCCCCGGGGCCTCCTTCAGGACCTGCTGGTCCAGGTCCTTGATGGCCGGCCGCTCGTAGCTCTCCTGGGGATCCCGGGTCACGAAGCTGATGGTGAAGGGGATCAGGTGCAGCCGCTCCCAGAAGGCCTTGTCGTTCGGCGGGGCCTGGGGCTGCGTGTTGGTCATCAGGAAGAGCTTGTGCGTCGGGTTGAAGCGGGTCTGGTATTTGTCGTGCGGGTTGCGGCCGACGAGCGAGTCCTTCCCCGTGAGCCACTTGATCTTCGACGCGCTGAAGCGGTGGCCCTCGTCCACCTCGGAGGCGAAGGCCATCCGGATCCCCTTGAGGCTCATGATGTCCGGCGAGGGGCCCGCGGCGCTCTTCGTGTACTTCGTCGAGAGCAGCATCTCGGCGGCGATCGGGCCGGCCATGTCGCCCAAGATCTTCGAGATCGTCTCGACGATCAGGCTGCGGCCGTTCCACCCCGTGCGGCCGTACAGGACCGGGAAGACCTTCTCCGTCACCAGGCCCGTCATGGCGTAGCCGAACAGGCGCTGCAGGTAGGCGATGAGGTCCTCGTTGCCGGCGAAGATCTCGTGGATGGACTTCTCCCAGAGCAGCGCAGGCGCGTCGATGCCCAGAAAGGACACGGGGCTGGAGAGCGACAGGAAGTCGCCCGGGCGGCCGTCGTGCAGGCGGCCCGTCTCGAGGTCGATCACCCCGTTGGCGCATGGGAACAGCATAGGCTTGTTGTCGAACTCCTCCCCGGTGATGGCCAGCGGGTCGTCGATCGTGTGCGAGAATTTCAGGCACGCGGTGCGGCGCTTGTCCGCCCGCAGCTGGCTGACCCGCTTCAGCAGCTGCTTCTGCAGCTCCGAGAGCCGCTTGATTTTCCTTGAGTTGTCGACCTCCGCCTCCGCGGTGAGGTCGGAGATCTTCCCGCCCAGGGCCTTGTACTCGCCCAGGTAGCGCTCGACGAGCAGCTCGACGGCGGCCAGCGAGCGGTTCATGATGTCGCGTTTCCAGGAGTGGCCCTGCCACTCGTACCACTCCATGGTGTTCTTGCAGTACAGGAACCGATCGCGGAACAGGGTGGCATAAAGGACGCCGTCCCCCTGCTCGTTGGCGAATAGGCACTCCTGGATGAACTGGCTGGTCAGCTCCGAGTCTTCCTCCGGAGGGGCCGTTCCGGCCTCCTGGGCGACTCTGTCCTGGACCTGCCTGCGGATCTCGTCATCCCTGTCGGTCACGTTTCATCCTTCTGCGCAATTCGTAGACCCACCGCAACGAAATGTCCGGGATCGCCTCCCGGATCTTGGCCGGCTCGACGCCGGCCTCGATGAG